CCGCTGATTGGTAACCCCGGGGACGGATCAAGCCCGAGCTGTGCGATTGTGGACGAATACCATGAGCATAAAAACTCTGACCTCTACGACACCATGCAGACAGGCATGGGAGCCAGAGAGCAGCCGCTAATGCTCACAATCACGACAGCAGGCGCAAATATTGGCGGGCCTTGTTACGAGAAGCGACTGGAGGCCCAAAAGGTTCTTTCCGGTGTGTTTGATGATGACAGGCTGTTCGCAGTCATTTATTCCCTGGACGAGGGCGACGACTGGAAAGACCCCAAGATGTGGCACAAGGCAAACCCGAATCTAGGGGTTTCGGTCAGCGAGGATTTTCTGGAGGCGCAGGTCGCCTCGGCCATCCGGTCCCCGGTAAAGCAAAGCGCAGTAAAAACCAAGCATTTCAACATGTGGGTCGGCGCAAAGTCTGCATGGATCAACATGGAGCAATGGTCGAAGGCTGCGGATAGTTCTCTAAAGGCTGAGGATTTTACCGACTGTCCCGCAGTGCTTGGGCTGGACCTTGCAACCCGGATAGATATCGCGGCCCGCGTGTCATTGTTCTGGAAAGATATCGGCGGAGAGCGCCATTACTATGCTTTCCCCCATTTCTATCTACCAGAGGGTGCGCTGGATCATTTAAAGAACGCATCTAACTATAAGGGCTGGGCGATATCCGGCCACATCGACGTGATGGACGGCGATGAGATAGCGTTGAACCAGGTGCAGGAGGATATCAAGGAAATCCCAGATACCTATTCGCTGCGCGAGGTCGCTTATGACCCGTGGCAGGCTACCCAGTTGGCACAGAACCTACGCGACGATGGTGTTGAGGCGGTAGAGTTTCGCAATACGGTGGGCAATATGTCCCCGGCCATGCGTGAGATTGAGGGCGCCCTGGCTTCGGGGCGATTCCATCACCCCGATAACCCGGTATTGAACTGGATGGCATCTAATATTGTTGCCAAAGAAGATGCAAAAGAAAACATATTCCCACGCAAAGAGCTGCCGGAGAACAAGATTGACGGCATGGTTGCTCTGATTATGGCGATGGGCCGAGCGATGCACGGCGAGGAACATAGCGCCCCACAGGTGATGTATATATGAGATGGGCCATTGATGTTATTGCTGTGATGGGCGGGGTTATTCTCGCGGGCGGTGTGTTTTTACAATGCGGGCTCCCTTATTCGCTAATGGTTGCCGGGTTCCTGTTGATTGCCTTTGCGACAAAGGCCGCAAAAGTACAAGAGGATGCAAATGTTTCTAACAGCGAATAGACCGGTACGGGTAAAGGATCGGAATTTTGCCGATACCATCGCCATGCTGGACGGCACGGGATATAAATCAGGGTCCGGGATATACATCAACAGCGATTCAGCTATGCGCCAGTCAACCGTGTACGCATGTGTTCGCGTTGTCTCTGAGATTATTGCCCAGCTGCCAATTGAGGTGCAGACCAAGAGCGAGGGAGTGTGGACCAAGGCAGAAGGACACGACCTGATAGGACTGCTGTCAGAACCTAACGATTGGCAGACGCAGCACGACCTGGTATCCACGCTCATCGCTTGGTCTGAAATGAACGGGAACGGGTATTTGTTTAAGGTCCGATCCGGTGATGGAATGGTTCGGCAATTACTCCCTCTTGAGTCGAAATGCGTTGATGCCGAGGTTCAGGAAAACTGGACGATGGAATATACCGTTGGCTCTGATGCGGGCATTAGCGGGACGTTTAATAAGGACCGCATATTCCATCTGAGGAACTTCGGCACGCAGGGTTTTGTAGGACTGTCCACCATCGGCAACCACAAAGAGGGCATCGGTTTGGCCCTCCAGCTTGAGAAGCACGCGGTCAGTGCTTATAAAAACGGACTACAGTCCAACAAGTGGATAAAAATGGAAGCCGCCCTGAACGGTGAGCCGCTAGAGCAGTTTAAAAAAGAGATTAAGAAATACCAGGGGGCAACTGCGGCTGGTGAAATGCCGGTACTGAGTGGCGCTGATATCAATGAGTTTAATGGTGTTTCTCAGACGGACGCGCAATATATTGAATCGAGGAAGATGCAAAAGCAGGAGATTGCCTCTCTGTTTGGCGTTCCCTTGTTCCTGCTCAATGATACGGAGAAAACCACAACATGGGGAACGGGATTAGAGCAAATGTCCCGCTCGTTTATCCGGTTCTCTCTCAGCCCCAGGCTTAACCGGCTTGGTCAAACCCTCGTTCGGGAGCTAATCCCGGAGAATGATCGGCAAAATACCCGCGTTCTGTTTGATACAGACCAGTTTACCCTTGGCGAATTCAAGGATCGAATGGACGGATACAGGTCCGGCATTGAAACCGGAGTACTAAACCCTAACGAGTGCCGGGAAGTAGAAGGAAGAAATCCACGAGAGGGGGGCGAAGATTACCGCCAGCCAGCAAACATTAACATCGAAGGTGAACAAAATGAACCACAAGACATTTAATTGCGCACTGGAGGTCAAGGGGGTCACTGATGAAGGCCGATTCAGCGGCTATGGGTCGGTATTTAATAACGTCGATTTGCACAAGGATATTATTCTACCCGGCGCATTCTCTGAATCACTGAGCCGCCATGAGAAGGCAGGGACAATGCCCGCAATGCTTTGGCAGCACTCCATGAGGGACGTTGTTGGACTGTACGATAAGATGAGCGAAGACGACCACGGCCTTATGTTGTCCGGCGAACTGTTTATCAATGACAACATTCCAGAGGCTGACAAGGCTTATACCTTGATGAAGCGTAAAGCGGTCAGGGGGATGTCTATCGGTTTCAATATTCCCAAAGGCGGGGAGACATACAACAAAGAGGATGAGGTCTGGGAAATTAAAGAGGTCGATCTGGTAGAGGTGTCGATTGTGACCTACCCGGCCAACCCTCAAGCGCAGATAGCGACCGTAAAGGCTGCGCTGGAAAGCAAGACAGAATTTGAGAGATTACTGCGCCACGCTGGATTCTCTCGATCCCAAGCAAAGAGTTTAATGTTTGGGGGGTATGACGCACTGATTGAGAAGCGCCAGGTGGACGATCACAGCGAGTTAGAAGATTTTCAAAACTTGATACGGGCGATTAAGCCCACCTAACAGCGCAATCCGCGCACACCAGGCCGCCTCCGGGCGGTTTTTTTATGCCTGAAATATGGCGGAGAAACTTATGTCTACAGAATTAAAACAAGCCATTCAAGAGTTTGGCGAAACCTTCGAGGAGTTCAAGACGGCGAACGATGCCCGACTGAAGACCATTGAGGAAAAGGGCGTCGAGTCTTCCGAAGACCTGGCTAAAATTGAACTGATCGAGACCAAGATGGGCGAGCTCGACGGTTTGCGCGAGCGACTGGAGAAGGCCGAGGTCAAGCTGGACACCCCTGGGTTTTCCAAGGAAGACGGCGACAAGAAGGAACTGGAGCACAGCAAAGCCTTTGATGGTTGGATTCGCTCTGTGAACATGGAGGGCGGGTACGATGGTGCCAAGGAAGCCGAACTAATTGAGCGAGCGAAAGCTGTCTCTATTGGTACGACCACAGCAGGCGGTCACGCCGTTCCGGAGGTTATCAACCGTCAGATTGACTCGAAGCTGCTGGATATGTCGGTAATGCTTCCCTTGGTCAATGTCGTCAATGTCGGCACCTCTGATTACAAGGAACTGGTCGATGTTAAGGGCGCTGCTGGAGGATGGGTGGGGGAGACTGATACCCGTTCTGAAACCGGCACCCCTGGACTGGAGCAAATCGCTCCCACTTTCGGTATTGTGTATGCATACCCGAAAGCGACCGAGGAGTCATTGCAAGATATTTTCTTTAACGTCCAGCAGTGGCTTATCAACTCATCCGTTGAGCAGTTTGACAAGCTGATCGGTGCGGCCATTATCTCCGGCGATGGATCGAACAAGCCTACTGGCTTTCTTGACGGAACCCCTGTTGTCGGCGATGACGAGGACGCTTCGCCAACACGGGCTTTTGGTACGCTCCAGTATGTCGCAACAGGCATTGCCGCAGCGTTCCAGAATGACCGCCAGGGCTCACCCTTGGGCCATCCTGTTGATACGCTGATCGATACTGTCTACAAGCTGAAAGCGGGCTATCGGGGCAATGCGCGGTGGTTGATGAATAAATCAACGCTGAACACTGTTCGCAAGTGGAAGGATAACGACTCCCAATACATTTGGCAGCCTTCCA